CTAGCCTTAAGCTCATTCATAATATCAAGGGAGTTCCATCTATCAAATGTTACTAACTTAATCTTAAACCCACGATTTCTAAGATCTAAAATATAGTTCTTTACATCCTTAAAGTCTACAGTTTTATCTGCAGTTGGTGTCCACCATCTAACAGCATCAACAACTACTAATGGATTAATTACGTCATAGTCATTAAAGGTTGTAATCTTTACAAACTTTTCAACGTGAGCCAAAGCAACTGCACAGTGGTCATGCTTTTGTGCAAGGTCAACGTGAATAAAATATTCTTTGTCATCGTCTGGTACAAACCACTCTGCAAATCTTCCGCTCTCATCTATTGCAAGTGATGGCTGATTAAAACATGCTTCAATTTTTTCCTTTGATCTAAAGAATGCATCCACTGCATCTGGAGGCATACAGGCAAATCTTGACAAAGCATCTGTAGGGTTTGTGTAAAACTGAATCTTAAAATCTTCTATTTTTCTTGTTGGATTTATTTCCCATGTTGGTCTGCGTAGGGCAAACACTTTAGGAAACTTGTAGGCACTAATGTGATCTTCTTCCCACTGAATAGTAAACTCGTTATTTGAATCTTCAACCTCTAGTGTTTCATCTAGCTTAAAGGTATGTTCACGAATAGTTGTTTCTTTGGCTGCAATCACTGCATCATACCTTTGCTGAATGTAGTCATTGCGATATCTTGGGAATGATAGCAAAACTACTTTGCCAAAATCTGGGAAACGAGAATCTACAGAGGCACGATACATATCGTAAATTGCCTGACCAGTTTTTGCTTGATCATGACCCGTTGTGTTATCAATGGCAAAGCCAGAGATCTCATCAAGAATTACACAAAGGACGTTGTACCCCTCCCAGGATTCTCTTTCAGAGTGTCCTGAGTGGCAAGTAATTCCCTTATCAAAACTTACCGAACCTGCAGTGTAAGAATACTTTCCTTGAAACCAAGGAGACTTATCAATTCTATTTTTTAAACCCTTAAAGAAAACATTCTTTGCTTGCTCAGCATTAATAGCAATATTAAGAATATCGATAGAGTCGCCTGGAGGTTTTCCGTAATACTTTGCAGGATCCTTTAAACATAAAAGAAGATATACCATGTAAGAAACAGAAATGGTTGACATGTAGTCCTTACCAGAACCTTTACCAAGCTGCAATACTACTTCATTACAAGTTTGCTTTGATATCTTAGTTCCCTCTTCTTGACCAAAAACATTAATCAAAGTTTCTTTTTTATAAATTTGACTCATTGCTTTAATTGCAGTGTACTGATAATCAGAAAGCGGTGGTAGACCAAGGTAATCTCTAGAGGTTACAAACTCTTCTAAATTTACTGGCTTCTCGTCAAATTCATCTCCGCCAAGGAGATCAATCATATCTTCAAACACTAGAGTGCCTCTGCTTGTCCTGTTATCTTACTTAACCTTGAAGAAACTTGAGGCTTACATTTTTCGCAAGACGAAACAACATCTCTAATAATCTCAACAAGCATCTGTTGCTTTTCTTCTGTTTCAATAATTTGTTCTGCTAGTTCGTTGTTGTCTAGCACACCTGCTTTTTGTAGCATGTCCATTTGTTTTTGTTGAATATCAGCAATTAGTTTTAAGGCTGATGTTTTTTGTGGTAACTGTGCAGTAAGGTCTGCTTGCTCTACTACATCCCAGGCTTCTTTAATAAGCATTGAGTAGTGCTGATCTGCACCTGCAAGAGCTTCTCTGGCTCGCATTTGAATCTGTCTATCACTTTGAATAACTGTACGCCACTCATTTAGGTACTCAGTTACTTGGGATCTTTTAAATCCAGTGATTGTAGCAATATCGTTAGGGTTTGTGTTTCCACGAAGGAACTCCTCAACAACCTTGTTGATTCTTTCCCAACGCTCTGCTAGCTCAATTTCCGCTGCCATTCTTCTTAATCCTTTTCTTCTTAGGTTTAATTATACCCTTTAAATCCCACAAATAAAAGGACCTATATCCAGTGGGACCAATAACATCAATCCATTCCATACCAGAATCGGTGTTCTTTACATACTTTTCAAACTTAAAGTCTCCACGAACATTCTTTATTTTAAGAGGTGTTCCTGGAACAATTAGGTCTTTGCCATGCTGGTGTTCAAACTTTACATCCCAGTTTGGATTATACTTAATTACAGTTTTTGTTTTAGCCATTATCTATATCCGCCAGCAGTTGGAGCCCATACAGAAACATTTCCAAGAGTCCAACTCCTAGTAAGAACATTACCACATTTTTCACATTGCTGATGGTCTCTATCGTCAACTTTAACATTTGGTTTTTCAATAGAGTTATCACAGGTTACACAAGTGTATTCATAGGTGGGCATTATCTTCCTTCCAGCCTATTAATTTCATCATTAATATAAAAGATTGCCTTTTGCAAATCTTCTATTTGTTTTTTGTCATCCTTAATTCCAGCTCTCCAAAGATACTTAAAAGCATTACCAATGTTAAAGTTTCTATGACGTGTAATTTGAATGCACTCAACTCCAGATGGATCAGTTGTGTAGTGTGCAGGATGATTTACTTGATCTACCTCAATATGAAACTTATCCTCATACTCGTGCATCTAATTTTCCATTCTTCTGTAAAGATCTTTTAAACCTTTTAGTGTACCAATATCCATGTATTCTCCGTCATTTCTAACTGCTTGAATATTAAACCTTGATGTTATCCACTCCTGAATTTGTTCTCCTGGATGGTTTCTACTTGGGTCTACATATCTTATCATATTTTTTCGGAAAAGTAAAGTGCCCCACAAATATTCATAGTCGCAATCATTTGTTTTATCTTTTGAAGCTACTACTTTATTGTCTCGTAAAGATACCTGACCAACTCTTCCTCTAAGTTCTTCTGGACAATTCCAAACTCCTAAAACTAAGTCTGCGTTGTCTTGATTTTTCATAAGCTCTGAGTAAATGTTCTTTGTTGAATTTAAGATATAAGTGTCAGGCATTCCAATAAGCACAGTGTCATTATAGTCGCCTATCATAAAATCAATTGCGTCAGACATGGTTGAGGGCTCTCTAACAATAAGCTTTATGTTCATGTCCATGTTTTGAATAATTGGAACCCACTCAGGTCGTGTTGATACACGAACCTCATCACATACCTCAAGCATTTGATTTACATGCCACTGCAACAAACATCTATCATCACTAATAGGCAAACAAAATTTTGGTATTCCACCAATCCTAGATGCCTTTCCTGATGCAGGAAGAACTCCAACTGTAGGCATTACTCTTTCCAGTCTTTTGGATCAAACCCATCTTTATAGGATTGGTTTACTAGTGGGTCTGCCTTCCAAGCAATGTATCCTTCTTTGCGACCAGTATCTCCCCAGTATAAATGCTGAACGTATCTATCAAGCAAGCACCTTGCCTTGTCTCCAGAAAAAGCAAAGAACCTATTTTCTTGTGCTAGTTTAGACTCATTATACTCTGCTGCCTTTAATCTTAAGTCACCTTCGTGTGGTGGAAGCCCCATTGAGTTCATTAGGCTATCTGTAAACATTGCAACATCTGTATAGTAATGAACCATGTTAGGAATGCTCCAGTCCCCCAGCTTTACTCTTTCAACACATAAATCCATTGCATCTTTTAAGAATGGATGACCTGATCTTGCTGCAATAACTTGTGTTGCATACCAAGGTGTGTCTCCTTCAATATCAACTACCATTTCATATCCTTGTGGGAACCATCTAGAAATTTTACTAATACAGTTTGTATCTAAGTCTGCATAAACTCCACCATAAGCATGTAAGATTGCAAATCTCCAAAGTCCAGCTTTCATAACGCCCATTGGCATTTTCATGTAAGTGTCGTAAACCTCTGTGCTATATTCATATTTAAAGAAGTGTTCTCTATCTTCTGCACTCATATAGTTGTGCTCCCAAGAAGGATTTTGAGTCACCCAAGAGTTTATTCCTTCTAGTGCATATGCTGGTAAATCTTCTTTTTTACATTCATAGGTTTGCCAAATATTTTTTTCAATCATCGTGACCACTTTCTTTGATTTCTAATTAGGTCAAACTCTACTAAATATCTATAGACTGTTTGATGACTAGTCTCACACTCTTTGGCAATTTCTTCAATAGTTTTTCTATCAATAATGTATCTTTTTGTAAGCCAGGTTTTTGACTGATAAAGTTTTTTCATGATCTCTCCGTAAGTTTATTATATGCGTAGTAGGCAATTCCAATAGCATCACCAGTGTCGTTATCTGTAACACTTATGTTAAACTTATTATTAAAGTAGTCCATTGTTTTTTGCTTTCTATTCTCTCTTATTTTACCCTTATACCAACTATCAGTCTTGTCTGGAAACTGTAGTCTAATGTTAGCCTTGTCTGCTTTAGTTGGATTATTGTTTCCAATAAAGGATTGCCATTGAATTGGAGCAACAGTAATTACTTTTGTTTCAGGTTTTAGTAGTGCTGCTAATGAAGCACCAACGATCATAGCAATCTTTAGTCCTGCATCTGCTGACCTAACCATAATTGCAGATTCAACTGCAACGTAATCTGGATCCACCAGTGACGCAATAGCTTCCGACTTTCTATGAGCATCTTTAACCTTATCATAAATGTCAGCACCTACAATTGGCATCTTGCCAAATTTTACTGGCTTATCATTTTCAAACAAACAAAATGCTAGTGAGGCAGTTGAAGCATCAATTCCTAAAACTTTATGAGCACTAGACTTTTTTAGTACTGCTAATGACATTTGACATTGCCTCCATCGCCAAGTATCTTTTATTTTTTTTGTTTTTAGAATCACATACTGAGCAAGTGTCATCAGAGTTGTATCTACTCAAAGTTGATCCGCAACCACAAAGTCTTTCAAGACCGTTTAGCCTTGCTTTTTTCTGGTAGTACTTTTCCATAATTCTTTTGTTTGTTGCAATGCGACAGCATTCTCCAGAACAATATTTTTGATTATGAGTTTTTGCATCAAACTTTAAGTTGCATTCTTTACATACTTTCATGCTTGTCTAATTTCTAATGGGACAATTTTGTGTCTTCCGTCAGGCTTTTCAAAACAAACTTCTTTAACTGGACAATAGGTGCATGGAGCTTTGTCTCCCTTAAATGGACGCTTGATGTTTTTCTTTTCTTCCCAAGCAGCACGAACTTCTTTCATCCAGTCAAAGATATAGTCTACATAATCTAAGTTTTCTGGTGACATTACCATTGGAATTACAGTAATCTCGTGAGTGTTCTTGTTCTCATACAAAAAGAATCCTTCTTCCGCACCAGTTACCTTCATGTAAATAAGCAATTGAACTACATGGCTATCTGCACCAGTTGAAGTATCTTTTCTTAGAGTATATTGGTCATCTTTAATTGTTTTAATTTCTCCAACAATCTCTTCACCCTCAACATCTAAAATTAAATCTATAAAGCCACGAATTGGTGGGCTGTCTAGTTTAATCTCACGCTCTGATTCTTTTAGATATCCAGTTTTTGCAATAACCTTTTCAAGCCTTGTGTGTGCATCTGTACCGTTATCCATTGCAGCAACGCCTTGAGCGTTAAACGTTTCTTTAAAATCTGCACCGTCAAAAGCAATTGACCAATATCTAGGACACTTACCGTGACCATATCCAACTGTTGATGGAGAGAAGGTAGTTTTCTTTCTATGAATATATCCAGTTTTTCCTTCTAGGTAAGCTTTTCCAATTGCAAGTCTAAACTTTTTTGCATCCAGTTTTGTGTTTCTTGGCTTCTTTGTTAATGTTCCAATTAAGTTTCTAGCCATTATGCACCAAGCCTTGCAATATATTTTAGAGAGTCTACAAGCTTGTCTAATGAGTCACGCATAGAGTAGTACACATGCTTTTTAGTATTGTTAATACTTCCAGAAGGTCCCTTTTCTACAGTTGTATACCACGTTGCAAGCATTCCAAACTTTGCACTCATAGCCTGTAACTTGCTAATTAAAACAACTGCTTGAACAGATGGAATGTCTGGCTTCATCATAATCTTAACAACAATAGCCATTGCCTCATCAAGGTCTTTATCTTTCATAAACTCGTGAATATCATTAAACTCAGTTACCTGACTAATATAATCAAGGGTTGATTCCATTTGCTCTCTCCATTAAATCTTCTAGCATTGCCCATTCAATGACTGCTAGTCTTATCTTTTGTGTTTCTCCAATTGCCAACAGCAATGCTGGAGACTTAGTATTATCAGTTCTTAGTGTGTCAGTTACAATCTTTGCCCAAACATCTTGGTTTAAAGTAAAACTTTTTCCTGCTTCTTTTACGTCAACAATGAACTCGTCAAGTGATCCGTCACCTTTTTGATATTGACCACGACCAGAATTTTTATGTGCCTTAGCACCAATTCTTTTTAGTTCACCACGTTCGCTCACAGTTTAATTTCGTTTCTGTGATTGCTAGAACAAACATAAACTATTACCAATTCATCTTCGTTGAGCTTTGCCTGTCTTAAATGCTCATCACAATCCTGACACATAAATGTTCCAAAAATTGTGTCTACGCCAATATCTGCTTGTCTTTCTGAAGACTTTATAAAATCTTCTGGGTTAATGCTCATAACTTGCTGTATACCATGCTTTCTAAAGTATCAAATACTGCTGGATTTTCTTTTACATAGTCAATAACTTTTGCACGACCCTGCAATCTTTGATCCATAATAGTATACCAGGCTCCACCACGTTCGATAATGCCCATCATTTCTGCAATGTCAACAAGGTCAGCTACTTTGTCTACCCCCACAACATCTCCTTGGAAATAAAAGTCATAGGACCCACTAATGAATTGT